CTAAGATATCAGAACGGATTTCATATCCATTCTTATTGAACTTAATCTCGGGAAGTCCTGGAATCTTGTTATCACTCATATTGTGTCTCCGTTATTTTTGTGTGTTAAAAATAGCCTTTGCAGATTCCTGCATAGACTTTGCTGTTTCTGTATAAAATGATTTATCAGTAACAGTTTTATGCATGTTGCTGGCAGTAGTAAAACCAACCTCAATTGCCTTTTTAGTATACTCATTTTGTGCATCTACAAATTCATGCATAATTTTTGCTAGACCTTCGTGCTTTACAAAAGTGTCAACAAAAATCTTCTTTGAAGTTTGGATGGCGTCAACGGTATTATTGACTAAAGTAGTTAACATATTATCTACTCCTTAGTTGCAACGACCGAGAAGGTCTCGGCTGTCAAAAAACTCAGCCTTGCTAAGACCATTGCTGCGATCCTTATCGGCATAGCTAAAGAACTTAGGCTGAGTGCGGCAACCCGCGCCAGTCAATTCAGTAAGTGAGATTTCCCCGCTAGTGTCTGCATCAAGCTTGGTGAACAATTCAGTCTTCCAAGAAGCGAGTGCTGGGGTTGATAGTGTGAGGGCCATAAGCAGGCCGATAGTGATATTCTTCATAATTTTTTCCTCTGTGTGTGATGTAGCTTTGCTACGTTTTATTTATGCTGCAAGTGCGAACAAAAACAAATACTATTTAACCGAATCTAGGTAGCTTTGAAAGTCTCCGTATAAAGCCATCATCATTGCTATTTTGTTATCGTAAAGTCTAATGTAGGGTTGTTTTTTCTGTGTTATGGAATCTTGTTTTACCCCTACGTAATAAGGGCATTTAACTTTTTTATCAATTGCAAGAGTATATTTTCCCCATGAACTTGAGTTCATAGCGTTTTTCGGTGGCGTAAATTCAAAATCGTAATGTGCTATGTTTGCTTTATTGAAGGCAGTCATTCCTGCATCTGAAAGTCGCAAGCCGGTACCAGTTCTACCAGTAATGAACCATTCAGATATAATCTTGTCTGCGGGAATGTTATTCCAAGGAAAGTCAGGATTATCCTTGGTCTCAATCAAAATCAGATTGATGATTTCAATTTTAGTCTTGGGATAGATCATCGGGGTAGACTGTTCTACCGCTGTTCATAAACACGACAGTAAACTTATCAGTTTTAAATTGTGCGTTTAATTTTCTGCACAAGTTTCTTGCATGTCCTGGATTACTAAAGCTAGTTTTCTTGTATTTAGGAGCAATATCGTTCGATAGATAATGACTAGATTTCAAGTTGATTGGTTGATCGTCATAGAACACAGCCCAAATACCAGCAGCCTCTACGATTTGATCGCACTTGTAAGTGTTCTTATCTACGTATTCTACTAATACCTTAGGTTGACCTCTACTCATTTGAATGAGCCACCTTTAACTTGTACCTGCATAACATTAGGTTCTTTATTTTGTTCTTGTGCGAGTTCATGCAAGTCAGCTAGTAGTTTGGCTATGTCATCCCTTAGGCCCCGTGCATCTAGAATGGTTAAAATAACATCCTTATTCATTCGGGATTCCACAACCGACATCTTGTCCATAAATTTTTTAATGTGTATCATATCTATATATTTATATATTTATCGCATTATATGCGTCGGTTTCAGTTTTAAACGGGCCTTGATAAGGGTAACGCTGAATAAAGATGTATTTAGGGCAAAATGCCACTTGCTTTATTCCATTCTGATCTATCATAAAGTAACCGGCAGCGTGTAGACACTTGCTTTTTTTAGTTTTAGTGAACAGATGCAATCCTTTTTGAATATCTAAAATACTGTTATATACACGCTTAGTAGTAGGATATTCAGGATATGGATGCGTGGGCTTTGACGCTGTATTAACAATGCTCTCAAACTTAATTTTGGTTGATTTCTTCAATTCATCTGCGTTATTAAACTGAAGGAAGGTGCCGTTAATTTGCACCCCGTAACCTGCATTGTTAGCTTCAATATTACCTACTTTTTTATTACCGTCAGTAACAATCCAAAATTGATTCTTGACGATTGGTTTTGCGACTAGTTCAGTCATGATTTTCCTTTGTTAACATTTTAAATAAATCTCTCTTATGCTTGGGTTGCCAATATTTCCCATCCAGACCGCATTCACCGTGGCGACGGGCGATGCTACAATACGGCAGCTTAGCCTTTACTTTCATTGGACCAAGAACTATATCCTCAACTACTGTTTTTGCCTCAGGAAATTTGGAGCATTTGTAGTTAGAATCATATACTGCTATACGACCATTCAACGTGAAAATCCTGTCAACCATAGACATAGTAGAATGCTTGCAATCTTTGCACGAAAAAAGTTCTTTAGCCATTCAGAATCCCTTCATAAGGAGAGTTAAGCCATTTACTGTAAGTTTCACCTTGCTCACTAATCTTAGTCAATTCATATTTGCCACAGAACTTCATAAGATGAATGCCTACCATCGGCATTTTAGTAGTGCGAATATCGCTTTTGATTACGTTATCAACAGCTAACTTGATTTCGTCGGGCATAGCACGAAGGTCAATCAGAGTGCGGTTGCGTTCATAATCATCCTTTACGCGGTGTTCAACGCCCTCATGATCGACCCAACGCTGCAAGAGGAAGTTATTCCAATTGAAGCCTTGCTTGTTACGATCCTCAAATGCTTCACGAATGCCTACAGTGTTCTTAGAACCCTTCTCACGAGCGCCCGGGTATGCACTGAACACGTTGTCAGTTGCGTCACCGCGAATAATCTTCTTGAACAGCAGATATTCAGGGTCTTCAAGCAACTTAGGCTCACCAGTTTTCTTATCCTTGATAGGCTTACCGCGGTCATTGAAGTATCCATCAAGCGTGATAAGCTGATTAGCAACACCGTTGTATTGCTTCACCTTCTCGCTGATAAGCTGGACATAGTCGCTATCACTAGAAATAATGAAGTGTTCATCATCGGGATGCAAATAAACAAAACGAGCAATGATATCATCTGCTTCTGCATTAGGGACACGCAATACGCTAGCGTTAGTCTTTTCACGCAGGTAAGTAGTGAAAACGTCATATGTTTCCCAGAACATCTTGTTTTCTTCTACTTCACGTTCTGTCATTGCACTTTCGTCAAGCTTGCGATGAGCCTTGTAACGGGGATAGAAGTCTTTGCGCCAGCTACGACCCTCAAGACAAAACACGACATGGTCAATTCCGTATTGACGCACAATCATATTGACCGATGCTAACGATAGGTGAATAGCCATGCCAATCTTCTCCCATGTGTCGGCGCTGCGTGAAGCAACGTGCCGAGCGCGGAAGAAAGTATTAGCTGTGTCGATCAATGCGTATTTCATGTGGTACTTTCTCTGTTAATATACTTACATATTACACTATATATTAGCAGTTGTCAAGCCTTAAATGACCTCAAGGTATTTTTCTGGATGTTTCAATGCATTTTCCATAAAGTTTTTTAAGTTGCTGCTCTCTTTGTTGAGCGGCAAATGCTCTTTTTTTACTATAAAGATGCCGGGGATAAACTTGATTTTTTTGCGATAGTATTCTTCTAGTATCTCTAGCGTCATTCCGGTATCGGCAATATTGATATACTCGGTTCTATTAAATCCGTTAAACTTCGAAAAGAATTTCTTGAAGTATACCTTTCCATCTTCCTCTAAGGTTCGAATTTGGCCCTCTAAACCCGGGCGGGCAATGCACAAAAAATGTATTGTCACATCATCCCCGCCCTTCGTATATCCGTTGATACGACTAGATAGGTCTTCTGTAATGCCGGGTTTAAGGCTATGTTCTTTACCTTGCACCTCGGCGATGTAAAGACCTTGTGTCACGCTACAATCAAATCCTGCAAGTCTTGCGGAAGCGCATGAAACATTTTATATCCGTTATCATTATAGTCTTCCATAAAATGCTTAGAGATATTAGTAAAGGGGCCATTATGTTCTTCATAGATTTGAAGAAGCAGCGCAAGCGACCCGTCAGCAGGAATACTAGGAACCTTCTCACCGGGATTAGCAACACTGTACCATTCCTTAAAGGTCGCTTCTGCTAGAGTACGAAACACTGCTGGCGAACCGGAAACGTTACGAATGATGTTACCGAGAGTGATAACAAACTCCTTGATTTCCTTGTTACTAAGATTCTTAGTGCCTTTGATCTTGTTACGTAGATTGACCATCGGAGACACTTCAAACGAGTCAACACTACGATAGTCCCAGTTCCACTTGTGAATCTGGCACCACCAATGCATTTCTTCTTCTGTGAAATCCTTAAGTAGGTCTACACGAACAAAAGCACCAGGCTTGTCAATATTCTCATCATCCTTTTCGTGAACAGGAATGATGTTATACTTTTCCATAATCACCTGCTTAGAAAAAGCATCCTCATACAAGTCTTTGGTGATAGTCTTTGGATTATCCTGACGCTTAGAAAGAACATAGTTCTTCCACTTATCGAAATAAGCGAGTTTTAGCTTGTCGGCGCCGTTGATGCCCAAGAAGTGTTCGCGGGCAAATTCAAAGTTATGGAACTCTACTACCTGACACTTGACCTTAACATCAGTCCAGTTTTCAGCAGTAATGCCTACGCTTTCAAAATATCCCCATTGAGCCATTACACCATAGCTTACAGCAGTATGCTGGCCGTCAATGATGTAGTAATACCACTTATTCTTGTGCTTAATCTTCAATACATTTACGTATTGAACCTTCTTGCCATCATAGTTCTCAGCAATCTTCTTAACATGTCCGGGATTTACGGGACGCTGAACTGCTAATGCACTTAGTAGCACACTAAGGGGAAGCGCATGATAATCAGCGATATCCTCATACGAGGGAACATTACCTTGCTTGTCGATATTACGCTTAGCAATCTTGCTTAGTGGACTCTGCATAAATTCATTAACTAAATCTGCTACAGTTTTAGCTTCATGGTCATCGGGCTTTTTATCAAGCACGTTGAACGGACGTTCATTGGAGTCTACTGTGGGGAGAGACGTATTCCAAACGAAAATATCAAAGTTCTTAGTTTTTGTAGTAGCCATAATAACATTCCTTACTCGTTAATATATACATATAATACACAATAACGTAGTAGTTGTCAAGCCCTTTATTCACCAACCTCAAATAAACTATCAAAAAGGTCTCGACTAATGCCAGGATTTTTATAGGCTTTGTTTGTTTCTGGGTCTACAATGTTAAGTAAGGTGCCGTTCCCGTCACTAAAATCTTTAATCTGATTAGACAGTTGCCCTTCAGCGCATCTTGATTGGTGTTTTTTACCACCCTCAATCGAATCCCAATTTAGGATAGATAAGTCCCAAACTGCAACAGCTAGATTGTTCTTGTCGAAATTAGCAGGCAATTGATTAGTATTAATCAATTCATCTACCCCTTTACGCAAATCACATCCGTTGCTACTAGCAGGAATACCATTCGAATAACCGTGAAAATTAGCCGCTTGCCTTACGATTCTTTCGCCCACTGGACCTTGATTAGACCTTTTACCGTCAGGCGCACTTTCTCCAACTTTGAGATAAGTTGGAGTCAGTTCTCCAGTAACAGCAAAAAATACATATACGAAATATCTAGTATTATGCGTCCTAAAGATATTATAGATTTCGTCTGCTGTGTCAAGGTCAGCACAGTTAATAGTAAATGTTGGTGCAAACAACTCTAAATCAGTGAACATTAACTTACCTCCGTAAAGCCACCACCGAGGTCACGCTGCTGAATAACACGCATATCTGATTCACGATTATCTGGATCGGCTTGCTGCTGCTCATACACTTCAAGTGCAATATTGCGGCATACAGTTTGGAACCATCTATCTACAATCTGTGCGTCTGTATCATCAGCACGAATCTTATAACCCTGTTTAACAAGGATAACAACAAACTTATCATTCCAATCAAGTTCAAATGACCCATTATTGATATCAGCCGGGTCAAGTTCAACGCTTATAATATTAACGTAAGGCTCTCCTAAAGAAGTTGCTTTCTCTTTAGGAGTTAATTCCTTCTGCTTAGGCGCCTTTTTTACTTTAGGTTCAACTGGCTCTGGAATAATCTCCGGAGCTGGACTAAACAATTTTTTTAATTTCTCAAACATATTTTACCTCTGTATAGTATATATCTGCTTCTTACCGTCGGTCAGGATAACCGTACCATCAATCCACTGCGGAGGCGGACGATTAGACCAACGAAGCAAGTCAGTCTTGCCGTAGTTGTAATAGTTGCGATAGTTGATAATTGGATCTAAGCTAACGATGTATTGCTTGTCCATACAAGATGGCATCTTAGTCATTACGTTGGACTGTTCAATATTCTCGGGGGCATCCTTAAGAATATCTTTTAGCTTATCAATTGTAAGATGAGTACGACCGTAGCGATAAGTGTACTCACGACCAAGAGCCAAAAGATGATCATACAACCAAGCATAGTTAGCAGAGTTTTCACGAACCCAAACTGCCGAAGGATGATTAATATGAGTAGCAGCGTACATAATAGCGTCAGCATTACCAGATAACCTCCATCGTTTTGCTTTGCGTCCGGACTGTGATTGACCCACATACTCCTCACCGTCAATGACACGATGGGCAGTTGACAGGAGCTGTGCTGTCTCAAGAATCATCTTGACAACATGCCTGTCAACCATGTTGCGGGCGGCAACCTCAGCATTCGAATCTACATAAAATATATTCATAGTGTTTTCACTTTATCACAGTTTAGTATGGTTGTCAATCTTTAGTAACTCGTAATTACCCAAACGAAAATAAACTCAAGGGTGAGGGAATAGGCTGTTCAGGTTTCTTTGAGAACACCATGATGCCTTCGTCTGTATTTAAGTCCACTTTAGCACTTGGTCGAGTTATGTTTTTCAATGTGAGCGTTTCTACATAATGAAAGCCTAAGCTTTCTGCAATGGCTCTAGTATCAGCGCATAGCTTGTAATCTAAGAAATCCTTGATGTTAACGAGCATCTTTCCATCATCAACTAAGTATCGCTTGATGTTTTCTATCGTAGGTCGCAGATAGTTATCTAGCCATTCTTGATAAGAGGTTCCGGGCTTGTATGACTGATTACCAACACCATAGTCTTCAAGATTGAAATACGGAGGACTACTAAAGGCTACTCCGATAGTGTTTTCCCATTCTGGAACGAATGTTTCGGAACCGTGACACCTAATATCATACGATGCGGATGTACCATTAACAGTATTGTAATCAGTAGCCATCTGCCTAAGTCTGTCTACTAGTAGGTTATTAGGGTCAGTACCATAATACTCAACCCGATTTCTCATTGCTGAAAGTAGTCGTACTCCCCAGCCACATGAAAAATCATAATATTTGCCATTGATGTTATACTTAGAAAGAACCTCATCTACTGACTTAATCGGATAGTTAGACGGCTTCATCGCAACACCACCGCCGCTAAGTCGCAGGGCAGCTTCAAAGTTCTTGATATCAGAATCGGTCTTTGGATATACTTTATCACTTGAAAGTACCCTACTCCAAAAGTAGCGTATCAAGTCGATAGATTCAAAGACTTGTTCGATAGACCATCGCGGAGATTCTAGCTTCACTTTAGCCATAAGGTCTTTTACATAATAGCTAGTAATGGTACCTATGATAGTGCCGCCATTGTATACTGATTC